AGTCCACCACTCCTCGGCAGGTTGCTCTTCAACAACCTCGCCAGATTCCCACCACTTAGCCATTACGGCTTTCTCCGCGTCTTTCCGTCAGGGCCAACGTACAACGAACCAGACGGCAGTTTGTCTAGTTCAGCCTTTGAATTAACCTTAACCGGGGCTGCTGCCGGAGCAGCGGGGGCAATAGAAGGCTCGCTTGCGCCTTTTACGGGTTTTGCGTATTGAGTTTGGCCCCATGCGGTCTGATATTCTTCACCCGCCTGATTTGCCAAATTATCCAAAAAAACGCGAATTTCCAGCAGTTTGTCTTTTGCGCCTTGTTCAGACATTGTTGGGCGAAGTTCCGCAATCATGCCTTCAAGAATCGGCCACTCGCGTTCAGTAATCTGACCAATAGCGCCCGGACCAGCGCCAGCAATAATCTTTTTACCGGCTGCTTTTAAATTGTTTCTCAACGATTCCAAGTCGGAACGAAGGTCGGCGGTCTTGCCTGACAATTCACGCGAAGCATACGCAGTGTATCCGCCAAACAAGTTATTAAATGCGTCAGCGTTTTCTGGTGCCAACAAGCGATCAATTTTGGCAAGTTGCAATGAACGTTGGTTGTTAATTGCATTAAGAGCGGTGTAGTCCTTGTTGTGTTTGCCGGACTGCTTGATATAAATATCAGAGCCTTCCACAGCCTCAACACGGCCAGCCTCGGGATTCCAACGCTCGCCTTTCTGTAGTTCAGGTGGTTTAACCATGCCTGACATACCAGCATTAGCGGTACGCTCTTCAAAAGTTTGCTTGCGTTCGGCAAGCGCAACTTGGCGACGTTGGACGGCGGTAGTATCTCTTTTCAACTCCGCATCAAGTCGCTCTGACGCGGTAAGCACGGCGTTTCTGGCTTGCTCAACAAATGCAGGATCGTACTGTTCAGGAATTTGAGCAACATCAATTCCCATGTTTGCAGCCATGCCGCGAACACGGGCGTAACTCGGCGCGTCCACAGCAGACGTTACCAAGTTATACATGTCTTTTAAGCGCTGACTTTGGGCTTCGTAATCAGCCTTGGCTGCTTGTGAACGCTGAGTACCCATCGTTGCTAGGTTCTTAGCCATCTCGGCCCCTTGCGGCCCAAAGCGAAGCAACTGGTTTTGCACTTCCGGCGACGAAAGGTCTGCCGATGATAAGTAATTACGCAGTTCGGCCTCTTGACGAGCAGCCTCCATTTGCGCTGCTTGCTGCTGTTGGGCTAGGCGATTGGCACGGCCAAGTTCCATGCCCTGCACGTATGAGCCAAGGATGTTTACTGGCTCAAGTTGAGTTGCTCCGATGACTGGCATGGTTACTCTCCGAGTCCGTATCTGCCGGTGTAGGGAATTGCAGAGCCGCCGTATGCCCCAGTTCCAGCGCCACTTCCGCCGATACCGGAACTGGGCGATCCAAAGTAACCGCCACGATACATGCCATACAAACCAGCGCCTTGGCTAAGGGCTTGGTTCAAAGCATTAGCCTGACCAAGATAGCCAGAAGCGCGAGCCTGACCACCACCTAACTGAATGTTGGCGATGTTGCTACCAGCGCTTCCCATTGCACTTACGTTTTGTCCAGCAATCGCGGGGCCGTAACCGCCGATTCCGAGCAATGCGTTAGTAACGGTTGCGCGTTGATTCATCAAGCGGTTGTAAGCATTTTGGAATTCCTGCGAACCCATTTCCTGCCCGTACCGCACACCGGCCTTAATTGCGCCACCGCCAAACAACTGCCCGCGAGCAGACTGCATACGAGCAAGCGCCTTTTCTCCTTCAGACATTCTGAAAGAAAAACCGGGGTCTACCGTCAGGTCTTCCATGGTCGGAGTCTTGGTGTACATGCCTTCAGGCCCGTACAACTCCGATAGGCGATTAAGTTGTTGAAGCGACAGTTCTCGAAACGGGCGAGTTTCCTCTAACTGCCGTTCAAGCATCCTCTCTTGGGATGCCTCCGCTGATCGAGCGGCATCTGTTTGCGCTCTTGCCGCCTTACTTGCTGAGCGACTGCCGACAGCAGCCGATCCAATGCTGGATGCGGCAATAGCAACTACTGGATTAGCCATGAGGAAATTCCCCGCGATACGTCGCAAAACTTTCGCCGTATAGTGCCATCACCGCACCTGCTTTTTCCATAGCAGACTCTCGGCCCTGACACAACAGCACCACTAAAAGAACCAAGTCATAGTAAGCGGCACGCCAAACGAACGACCGTTCGTCAGCCAAACCATTGCGTTCGGCGTCATCCGAAGCCTTCCACTTCAGAATGGCCGTACCCACCGCAGGCAATAACTGCCCTGCGTGAGCCATAAAGAAACTATTTGCAGGCATACCCACAAGGGTGCGCCACACGGTATCGTCCAGCGACTTACGGTCTACCGGGTCGCCATCGGCTACGTCGTCAAACACCTGCGTAACGTGCCACAAGTCAATCAGCCAAGCCACCGCATCTGGCGGCAACTCCAGCGCAGCAAAGTTCTCGCGCAACCAGTATTCGGCTTCGGTCACGACACTTCCCGACCAGAGGATCGGATGTTGATGGCCGAGGCAGTGCCGGCAATCGTGGAGATAAACCCGCCCGGTTGCAGCACATGGCCGACCAACTCAGGGAACGTATACGTCTCCGAGGGCAGCAGCGTCTTGGCCTTAATGATCAAGTTCTGGTTGCCCGACGAGTCAAACTGCGTCACAAGGTTGATCGAGATCGTGGCCGCCGACGCGCTGTAGTTCGTCGCCGTGAACTTGTCGATGATGGCCGATACGTTCGTAGCCGTGTATTGGGTTACTTGCGTGTTCTCGGCAATCTTGGCCGGGATCAGGACTTTTACGTTAACTGCCATGTGTCACCTAAAAGGTAAATACCATTCGGACGCGACCGTTAGTGCCGACCAAGCCCGGATCGCCGCCCTCTACCGGGTCGCCACCGTTGCCGCCAGCGCCAGCAGTGAGGCTATTATCGCCTACGATGCCCGTAGCGCCGGTTTGGGTAAAGGCAGCCCCTCCGTTGCCATTCACTGACGGCGGCACCGTACCGCCCGTCTGCGTGCCTCCGGCGCCCTGCTGGCTGCCAAATATGCCAATACCGCCGTAGCCGCCAAAACCGCCCGTAGAGATCATTTCGTCTAGGGCGTAGGTTCCGGCGTAGACAACAGACTGGGTGCCAGCGCCGCCCACAGCGTCCCCAACCGTGCCGCCTCTACCAGCAGCACCGACAGTGTACAGAATAGTTTTAAGGGCATCTGGCGCGGTTAACACAATGACTCGTTTAGCGTAGGCACCGCCGCCACCACCGCCACCGGGGTTCTCTTGCGGCTCGTACAAGAACTCGCCAAATATCTGGGTGACAGTGCCGTAGCCACCGCCACCGCCTGCGCCCCACACCTCAATGGTGACGCCCGTGGCTCCCGTGGGAATCGTGACGCTACCCGACCCAGACGAGAAGTCGAATACACCGGCACCGGCTCCCCCCGTCGTGCCTGCAATCGCCGCTGCTAAGGTAGCGCCGCCCATTAGGACAATCCCGCTCCGCTGATCAGCCAAGACGTGCTGCCAATCTTGACGCAGGTAGCCAAGCCGTTACGAGCCAACGTGCGCGTGCCGGTCGTGGTGCTGTTCGCCAAGGTCAGCGTGTCGGTCGTAATGGAAATCGACAACGCGCTGGTATTGACGTTGACGATAATAATCACGGTGCCCACTGGGAACGCGACCGCCGAGTTAGCCGGAATGGTCAGCGTCAGGCTGGTGCCGTTCATCAGAATCGACTTACCGCGATCTGCCAGCACTAACTGATAGTTAGCCGTCTTAGATACCTGCGGGGCTTCTCGATAGCCCACAGCATAGTTCGCGCTAACCGAGTCGTTGTCCGGGATCAGCGGCGTGCCGGTGAACGTGGGCGAGGCAATCGGCGCATAGGTCGCTGCCGCAGCCGTCGTCGTCAGGCCGTTGGTAATGCCGTAGCCAGCCAGCGTCGTCGGCGTGCCGGTAATCGTAGACCACGCAACGCTCTCCGTGGAGATGTCGTTGATGCCCGCGATGTCGTCGTACTCGCCGATCTGGATGTCGCACGAGTCTTTCAGCACGAAGCGGTACTTAACGCCTTCGGCCAGCCACATGTCCTCGGGCAGTCGTCCGCCAGAGTCAAGGATGATGGGGTTGGAGTTAGCCGTTGTGCCAAGAATCGACGTATACGTCGTCAGCGGGGTCGTGGTGCCAGCAGCGTAGGTATAAATCTTTCCGCCCGACAGCACAGAGCCGTCATCGGTAAAGAACTGCGCCCCGGCTCCCGCAAAGGGTGAAAGGTAAACGGTCATACGTACACCTGCATAACAGTCAAAATGATTGAAGGAATGGCTGGGACCGGAGGAGCGGCGGCAAAGTTCTGCAACTGCACGTCCAGCGCATCCACGGAAAAGTACAACTGAAAGTAATCGCCGTTAGACAACGGCAAGAAAAAGTTAGCGGCAGAGAAAATTTCGGCATTGTTGCCTTGAATCTGAATCAGTGACGCAGAGTTGGCTACGTTAGTGCCGTTGATAGCAGGCCAAATATACAGTCGCCCCGTACCGCCCGAAGTCTTGTCTACCTGAATAGAAAACTGGACATTGTAGATAGCGGGTCGAGTAACTTTAATCTTGCTGCTATCGGCTGGGTCGCGGTAAACGCCATAGGCAGGGTCGGCGTTGTTGTACGTGATGGCTTTCGCAGTATTGATAACCGTTGCCGCTTGAGTTTGCGTTGAAAAGAACGAACCGTAGTTGATAAGACCCGGCTCAAACCGAGGCGGCCCTTTTTGCAGGTCGTCCAGTTGCCCCTTAACCACCGCCAACTCGTCTTCGGTGTTAGACGACAAGGAAGGCGTCAACTCAAGGTCAGAGATGGTGGTCTGCGTAGTGCCGCCACCCGTCAACTGGTACTGGTTGTTAAGAAACCGGAACCACTCACGCGAAATCAGCCCGGTGCGCTCGTCAATAAACGGCACACGCGGAGCGGGGATTTGCGTGATGTTTACGGTCACGACGCAGTACCGCTCAGTTGCAGTTCGGCGCCCATGATGGCGACCTTGACCGGATCGGTGCCGCTAATCTCGTACACGCGGTCACGCAACTTCAAGGTCATGCCAAGGCGACGGAAGATGGCGCGAGTGCCGTATTGGCCCGTGCGACCCATAGACACTGTACGCTCGCCGTTCCAAGTGTGACCGCCGTCATCGGACCAGCGCAGCATCAATTGCGGGTTAGCGCCAACCACAGGCGTTGTTTCAACCGCAAGACTCAAGCCATCGTCCTGCACAACCCCTAGTATGTTGTTGCAGGTCTGAGTCTCAATATCTTGTGGTACGTTGGTTCCAAGGTTGGCGTTGAGCGACGGTGCGCCAGTCTCAGTGTTAATAATGACCTGCGTCTCAGTCGTGATCTCTGTAGCCGGGTCAAACGCATCTACGCCCGGCAAGCCAACGCCTGTCTCGCAGTCGATCTGTAGCGAGTGGTGGGCAGTGCGCTTTAGGTCATTTCCGCCGGTTGGCAACGCACGCCATGACCGTAGCCACTTCTGCGTAACGCCAGCGTCGGAGTACACGTCCAGATCGAACGCATACAAGCGACCGTTCTGGTAATCGCCGATAATTGGATCGCCGTTGAAACGAGCATGGGAGTTGCCACGGTGACGCTTGAAGTCGCCGTTGCGAAAACCAGCACGCTCATGCCACGAGCCTGTCGCTGCGTCAAACACCCACGTTGTGTCAGCGTTGGTAAAGTTCAGCACGTAGAACGTGTGGCCGTCCTGCTGATACGTGTAGCCCACTGCGTCGGCAAGGTGGCCGTAACTTTGGATGGCAAACTCAACCGCGTGGGTTGAGATGCGAACGCCGGTATAACCGTTGGCACGGTATACAACGCCCTGACCCCGCGGGTCTGCGCCAAGCCAGAAGACGGAGTTGTCCATCTTGGCGACCGAGTACGGCGCAATACAGCCGATCTCGTTATAGGCGCCTTGGATACGGGTGAGCGGAAAATCGGCATCGCCGGAGTTGTACCAGACCTCCACGGAGTTCGTGCCAAACAGCCACGCCTCTCGATGGTCAATGATCAGGGATACTAGCCCGTCTGGTGAACCTTCAGCGCTTGCAAAATCCAAGGGGTCAATCGACAAGCCATCCAATAGGCTTGTGACCCAGACACGTTGCGAGTTCGGCTCGTTAAATACAAAGTAACCGTCAAGGTAACCAACCGTTACCGCACCCGGAAAGTCGGGGTCAGTAATCTGGGCAAACGTGTCGGTTGCCGTGTTAAAGATGTAGCCGTCAGGGTTGGCAGCAATAAAGATTTGCGTGCCGTTGTCGGCCATAGATACCGGGCCTGTGCCCGAGACAAACCCGACAACGCTAGAGGCAGCGTCTTCTAAAAGAATAGTGCTGCCATCTTCTAACAACACTAGCGAGTCGTCTTCCAGCAACAACTGGTTTAGCGCAGCAGGCGCGTAGTTTGAGTCTAACTTGTAGAACTCGTTACCGGAAACAACGTATAGGTAATTACCAAGCGACCACAAACCACGGATAGGACCAGTTCCAATCGTGGTCTGTAGAGCCAAGCCGGGGCAGCGTTGCAGGTAGGCAGGCTCCTTGCCACCCTCGGGAATTACCTCTGGATAAA